TGATAAATAACTGCGGCAGAACTGATTATTTGTATTAATAACCAGATACAAGCTAAAACAATCAATAAAGTAATCATAACTATTTCATCCTTTTATATTTAACTACAAATCTAGTAAGATAATTCTCAAATTTCTTATCATGATTATGTGGTTTCTTCTTAGGAATTGGTGTCAATGGTACTTCTGACACATTAAATAGCTCTAGTTGTGCTATCTTTTCCTGTACATTTTTATACATATTATCTCCTTTAGTTAGTTATATCAGGGATATAATTGATTATTAACAATCAATAATCAGTTGCGTTCCCTCACAAAGTGAGGGGAACAGCAACGATACAAACGTAAACAATACAAATAATAACAAATAATATTTCTATTCTTTAAAAATAAAGGATAATCGATGAAATAAGGGGTTTTGAATCAACCCCCAATCGATATAGTATGCAAATGCTTGGAAAACAAAGGGGGGGTTTGTACATAATCTTCTCAGATTCACAAACAACATTAACAATTGAAAGGTAAATATATGGCAGCACCAATATTAGGTGGTATATATCCAGCTTTAGCTAGATTTGGATATGGTATAGCTAGAGCTCTTAGACCTACTAAGGTAGCATCAGCTATCAAAAAAGCTACCCCTGTAGCAGTCAAAGAAGCCGAATTTTCACCAATGATACAACAAGGTGTAGAGGGAGCTAAGAAAAAACTTTATAGCGGTTATAGAAGCTTATACGCAGGAACTTTGGGTACTTCAACTAGACGTAAAGTAACTAGTGGAGTATTAGGTACCTATGGAACAATGTCATTTCTAAATGGAGATGACGATGATATGGAGGAATAATATGATAAAATCAACTATTACTAGTTTAGTAAGCAAAGTTAAAGCTTCTAAAATTGGTAGAAAAGCATCGGCTATTAATAAATCGGCTATAAAGCCAGTTATTAAAAAAGCTAAAAAATACCCAAAAACTACAGCAGCTATTGGAGCTGGTGCAGTAGGCACAGGATTTTACCTATACAATGGTAAACGTAATGCCTATGAAGATAGTATGGAATAATGAATTTAGAAGATTTAGCAGATGCTATATTAAACCTTTCTTCTGATGAATCAGAAAAACTTAGTTTAATTATTAAAGCTAAGATAATGCCAGAAATGGCAAAACAAAAAGGTTTACTAGACGAACAAGCTAATAACCCACAAATGCAAGAAATGGCTAGACCACAAGAGCCAACTATGGCTCCACCTACAACACGTGAGGTTGCATTAAATAGTTTATTAGGTTAATAGGAAATTAGAAAGGAGAAAATCTAATATGCCTATGGTCGGTAAAAAAAAGTTTCCATACACTAAAAAAGGAATGGCAAGTGCTAAAAAGTTTGCTATGAAAAAGGGTATGAAAATGAAAAAAAAGAAAGGTTATTAATGCCTAGAGAAAAATCTATACAAGACTTCATAGATCAGTTAAAAGAAATTTATGCAGAACAAGAAGAACTGCTAAATGAATTTGAAACTGAATTTGGAGAAATGTCAGATGAAGATGATGATGAAGAAGAATAAACCAAAACTTGGAACTGGCACACGATTTAAACAATTGACAAGTCAATTAGCTAAACGTGGTGTTAAGAATCCAAAAGCTTTAGCAGCATACATTGGAAGAAAAAAATATGGTAAAAAAAGATTCCAACAGTTAGCAGCTAAAGGTAAACGATAACATAGGGAGACCACATGGCACAAGATTTAATACCATACGATCCATTAAGAAATGTACCGCAAAAAAAACTTAAACAAAAAGTTTCTGAAAAAGTAGTTACTACTAATCCATTTGCAAATATTGGTAGAGCTGCTAAATCGGTTGTTAAAAAAGGAATTGCTTTTGGAGCAGTAGGTGCAGCACTTACTGGTGGAGCTTATGTATTAGGAGCTCCATCTAGAAGATATGAAATGTCTCCAAAAGTTGGAGAAGATAGAGATTTAAGAGTTCCAATTATTTGGCGAGGTGATGAATAATGTCTGAAGTTAAGACAGAAACAATTGAAACATTAGTTACAGAAGCAAATAGTTTACCTGTACCTAAATCTAATCTAGGTGGTAAAAGACCTGGAGCTGGGAGACCTATAGGACCAAGAAAACAAAAACAATGGAAGATGGTTGAAGAACTTGCAACTAAGTATCAACAATCACCTTTAGATTATATGTTATCTGTGTTAAATTGTCCAAAGACTTCACCAGAAAGAAAATTATATGCAGCAGAAAAAGCAGCTCCATTTGTACATCCTAAACTTGCTAACTCAACAAGTAGAGTAGGATTTGATGGAAGAATTAATATCAAAGTCAAATGGGAAGAATAAAACCTACGAAGTTTCTGTAGGATATAAACCAAGACCATTACAACGACAAGTACACGATTCATTAAAAAGATTTAATGTATTAGTTTGTCATAGACGATTTGGTAAATCGGTTCTTGCAATTAATGAACTTATTAAAACTGCTACTGATAAACCAAGATCTAAACTTGCATATATAGCTCCAACTTATAGACAAGGTAAAGCTATTGCTTGGGATTATTTAAAATTTTATACAAGACCACTAATGGCATTTGGTGGTGATCGTAATGAATCTGAACTTAGAGTAGATTTATTTAACGAATCAAGAATCCAAATTTATGGAGCTGATAATGCCGATTCACTTCGAGGTTTAGGATTTAATGGAGTTGTACTTGATGAGTATGCAATTATGTCTCCTAGAACTTGGACTGAAATTATAAGACCAGCTATTTCAGATACACAAGGTTGGGTTATTTTTATTGGTACTCCAATGGGACATAATCAATTTTGGGAAGTTTATGACTTTGCAAAACGAGGTCATCCAGATTGGTTTGGTCAGATGTATCGTGCTTCTGAAACATTAATCATTCCACCTGATGAATTAAAAGAAGCTCAGTCTATAATGACTGAGGAGCAATACAATCAAGAATTTGAATGTTCATTTACAGCAGCAGTAAGTGGAAGTTATTATGGTAAATTAATTACTACCGCTGAAAATGAAAACAGAATTACATCTGTACCATATCAATCATCTATTCCAGTAGAAACTTGGTGGGATTTAGGAATAGGAGATTCAACAGCTATTTGGTTTGTACAAAGAGTTGGTGATGAAATTCATGTAATTGATTACTATGAAACATCTGGTGAAAGCTTGTATCATTATGCTGAAATTTTAGAAAAAAAAAATTATCATTATAATAGACATGTAGCTCCACATGATATAGTAGCTAGAGAGTTAGGTACTGGTAAATCTAGATTAGAAGTTGCAAATGAAATTGGTATAGATTTTGAAATTGCTGCTAAACTAGAAGTAGATCACGGAATTGAAAGTGTAAGAAATACTTTACCTTATTGTTTTTTTGATAGAGAAAATTGTAAAATTGGATTAGATGCTTTACGACAATATCGAAAACAATGGGATGAAAGAAATCAAGTATTTAAAAATAAACCTTTGCATGACTGGTGTTCACACGCAGCAGACGCATTTAGATATGGATGTGTACACAATCCAATTGATACGTCTGAGTGGACAAAACCAATTTATGTAGATACAAAATATGTTGTATGAAAAACGAAAGAGAAATTGTTTCAATATTAAATAGAGAAATTAGAGCATCATCTGGTTATATTGGTGGTGAGATTGTTTCAAAAAGAAGAAAATCTTTAGAGTATTATTTAGGCAGACCATTAGGTAATGAAGTAGAAGGCAGATCTCAAGTTATATCTAATGATGTATCAGACACAATTGAAAGTTTATTACCTTCATTAATGCGAATATTTACAGCAGGTGAAAATGTATTTCATTGTGAACCTGTTGGTGTTGAAGATGATGAAGTTGCAAGACAATGCTCAGATTATTTAAACTATATTTTTTATAAAGAAAATTCAGGATTTATATCATTATATACTGCAATCAAAGATGCACTTATACAAAAAAATGGTATTTTAAAAATTTATTGGGATGATGCTCAACGAACTACTCGTGAAGAATATAAACGATTAACTGATGATGAATATAATCTTTTAATTGATGATAAAGAAATTGAAATAGTTGAACATTCAGAATATGAAGAATCATTAACTGATCAAGATGGAAAAGAATTTGATAAAATTACTTTTCATGATATTGTAATAAAAAAAACAACATCTTTTGGTCAAGTTAAAATTGAACCTGTACCCCCTGAAGAATTTTTAATAGAACGTAGAGCAAAAGATATTAATTCTGCAAATTTTATTTGTCATAGAACTACTATGACTAGAACTGCATTAATTGAAATGGGATATGATCCTGAAGAAGTTGCTAAACTTCCAGTAGGTGATACTAATTATTATTCTGAAGATCGTTTTACTAGATTTCAAGAAACAGATTTTTCAGCACCAGAAGATGGTGGTGATGAATCTAGTGATGAAATTTTAATTCATGAATGTTATGCTCGTATTGATATTAATGATGATGGCAAATCAGAACTAGTAAAAGTTTTATTAGCAGGTGATAGTGCATATAAAGCATTAAGTATTGAAGAAATTGATTCAATGCCTTTTGTTTCTATTACACCATTAATAATGCCTCATAGATTTTATGGCAGATCAGTTTCTGAATTAGTTGAAGATATACAATTAATTAAATCTACAGTAATGAGACAAATGTTAGATAATATGTATCTAACAAATAATAATCGTATTGCTGTACAAGATGGTCAAGTATCATTAGATGATCTATTAACAAATAGACCAGGTGGTATTGTAAGAACAAAACAACCACCATCAAATGTTATTATGGCTATGAATACCCAATCTATTGGGGATCAAGCTGGAGCTGTATTACAATATTTAGATACTGTTAAAGAACAACGCACAGGTATTACTAGACAATCTCAAGGTTTAGATCCAAATACTTTAAATAAAACTGCAACTGGTATTAATCAAATTTTAACTCAATCTCAAATGAGAATGGAGTTAATTGCTAGAATATTTGCTGAAACAGGTATTAAAGATTTAGGATATAAAATATTTGAATTAATTTGCAAATATCAACAAAAAGAAAAGATTGTTAGAATACGTGGTAAGTTTATTCCAATGCGACCATTTGAATGGAGAGATAGAGTTAATGTTACAGTAGCTGTAGGACTTGGCACTGGTTCAAAAGAACAACAATTAATACTATTAACTTCAATTCTTGAAAGACAATTACAAGCTGTTAATCTACAACAAAATGTTTATGGTCCTGTAGTTAATCTTAGAAACATTTATAATACATTAAAGAAACTTATTGAGAACGCAGGTCTTGGTAATATTGAACCATACTTTATGGATCCAGATGTTGGTGCTTCTCAAATGCCACAACTTCCACCTAAAGGCCCAACTGAATTTGAAAAAGTTTCATTAGCTCAAGTACAAGGTGAAAATGAAAGACAAGTACTTAAAGCTCAAATGGAATTAAAACGTATTGAGTCTGAAATGAGAGCCAAATTGCTTGACTTTGAATTAAAAGTTAAAGAAATGGAGCTTAAATATAATACTAAAATAAATGAGATTGATTTAAAGAACAGATCTATGATAGAAACTGAACAATTAAAACAATCTAGTGATATATTTAAACGTATCATGGAAGGACAACAACAGTTTTTTGGAAAGAATGGACAAACAGGACAAACCACAGAACCTGGACAAACAGATTCTCAGGGGCAAACAAGCTAGTATTTTACTAGACGAGCCTTTGTTGAAAGAAGCCTTTGAATATTTATTCGAAGCATATCGCAACGAAATATTTAAGACTTCATATTCCGATCACGAACAAAGACAAGTTCTTTGGATGGCATATAATATGCTAGACAAAATAAAAGGACATCTAACTTCTGTGATGGAGACTGGCAAACTAGCTGCCGTTGAGCTAGATAACCTAAAACGTCAATCGTAATAATTACGAAACGATAACCTTAAGGAGCATATATGGCAGATAATAAATCTGTTACGAGTGCTGCTGAGAAAATACTTGGTTTACTGAATCCAAAAGGACAATCAGCACCAGTAGTCAAAGCAGAACCATCAGTAGAACCTGAAGTAAAAAAAGAAGCAACTCCTGTTGCTAATACTCAGGAAGTTTCAAATGACAATCAATCAACGTCTGACGAAATTGTTGAAGAAGCAGTTGCTACTGAAAATACACAAGAAATAGTTGAAGAACAACCAACACAACAAGAAGAAGTCAAGAAACCAAATCTCCACCGAGTTAAAGTTAATGGTCAAGAGTTAGAGGTTACACTTGATGAACTTAAGTCTGGTTATTCTCGTGATTCAGATTATAGACAAAAAACTCATCAACTTTCTGAACAAAGAAAAAGTTTAGAAACTGAAAAAGAGAGTTTACGTCAGACTTATGAATCAAGACTTAAAGAACTTAATAATGCAATTCAAACTGCAGATTTGTTTTTTAAAGAGCAAATGGGCAATCCAGATCTATCTCGTTTATACGAAGAAGATCCTGCTCAAGCTGCTAAGTTGGAGTTTAAAATTAGACAACAACAAAGTAAGATTAATGAATTAAGAAAAAAAGCAGATGATGCTTTTCAAGCTGAATTTCAACAATACTTACAAAAACAAAAAAAACTTGCAGAAGAACGCATACCTGAGTTTGCAGATCCAGTTAAGGCAACTGAGTTTAAAGTAACAGCTAAAAAAACTTTAGCTGATTATGGCTTTAATGATGATGAAATATCATCTTTAGCTGATCATCGTTTCCTTATGGTTCTAAAAGATGCTATGCAGTATAAAAACTTAAAGAGCAATAAAGATTTAACTGTTAAAAAAGTTACATCTGCTCCTAAAGTAATTAAAGCTGGAATAGCTAAAGGTGATTCTAATAGTCGTGATATCATAAAACAAAAAATTGTGAAAGTACGTAAAACTGGTCGTCTTGAAGATGCTCAGTCTGCGATACTTGATATGATAACGCAAAAAAAATAAGGAAAAATAAATGGCACAACCATCGAATACTTTCGATACTTACGATGCAGTAGGTATTAGAGAGGACTTACAAGATGTGATTTATTCTATTTCTCCAACTGATACTCCTTTTATGAGTTCAGCTGCTAGAGAACAAGTTAAATCAACAACACACGAATGGCAAACAGACGCACTTGCTGCAGCAGTAACAAATAATGCTGTTATCGAGGGCGATGAAGCTACTCTTGATGCTTCTACAGCTACAACTAGACTTGCAAATAAAACGCAAATCATGGATAAAACTGTAGTTATTACAGGCACTCAAGAAGCAGTTGATAAAGCTGGTAGAGCAAGTGAATTAGCTTATCAAATTGCTAAAAAATCAAAAGAACTAAAACGAGACATCGAAGCTACTTTACTTGCTAACCAAGCTAAAGTTGCTGGTGATGCTTCAACTGCAAGAAAATTTGCATCAATTGGAGCATGGGTGTACTCAAATGACTCATTAGGTTCTGGCGGTGCATCTCCAACTGGAGATGGTACTGATGCTAGAACTGATGGAACACAAAGAGCTTTCACAGAAGATCAACTGAAATCAGTTATTAAATCTGTTTGGAATGCTGGTGGTAATCCATCTATCCTAATGGTTGGTCCTTTCAACAAACAAAAAGTATCTGGATTCACAGGTGGATCTACTAGATTTGATGCTTCAGAAGATAAAACATTATACGCAAGTATTGATGTTTATTCATCTGACTTCGGTGATCTAGAAGTTGTACCTAACAGATTCTCTAGAGATAGAGATGCTTGGGTTCTAGATATGGACTTCTGGTCTGTAGGTTTCTTAAGAGACTTTACTATGCACGAGTTATCAAAAACTGGTGATAGTGAAAAAAGACAGCTTTTAGTTGAGCTTACTTTAATCTCTAGAAACGAAGGTGCTAGTGGACTTGTTGCAGACTTAACAACGTCATAGTATAAATAATCTGAGGGGGAGAGCAATCTCCCCTTCATAAACATTTGTTTGGTCTTTGAAGTCTTAAAGACGGAACGAAGCAAACATAGGAAAATAAAAATGAGAACATTAAACGACTACTTTTTAACTGCTAGATTAGCTGATGTATCTGCTGCTAGTTCAGTTAATATTGCTGTACCTGACAGAGGTAAAATTATTAAAATTATTTCTGTATTAGGTGGCGCAATCACAACAGCTAACTCTGCTGTAACAACTGCTGTTAATGGAACTGCTGTAACAGGTGGATCATTCACAGTTGCTTACTCAGGATCAGCTGCTGGAGACATTGATACTGCTGAACCAACAGCTGCTAACAGTGTTAAAGAAGGTGATTATATAACAATTACATCAGATGGTGCGTCATCAACAACACAACCAATTGATATAACAGTTATTATCAGAAGATAATTTTACATTAGGGGGTAGCAATACCCCCTTTTTTAATTTAAAAGGAAATATATGGCAATTATGAATTATGGTCTTAGACCAGTAACAACATCTAAAGTAGCTATGAGTGGTTCATCTGCTCAAAGTTCTGCAATAGGTGCAAACATACAATATGTAAGATTAGTAGCTGATGCTAACTGTCATTATAATATTGGTGTTAATCCTACAGCAACAACAAGTTCAGTTTATTTACCAGTTGGTGAAATAGAAATTATTAAAATTTCTGAGGGTGAAAAAGTTGCTGCAATTTGTGCATCTGGAAATTTATACGTTACATCATTAACTGAGTAATGTCCAAGTTAAGAGACATTGAGTTTGATGGAGTAATCCGTTCAGATTATATTAAAGAATCTGATGGTAAACTTACTATTAAACAAACTCAAGATGTTGAACCAATTCTTAAAAAGAATAAACAACTTATTAATTTAAATGATGGTTATTCTAAATCTAGAGATATTAAAAGAATAGCAAGTATTCCTAATATTTGTTTAACTATTTGGGCTAAAGAATATAATGGTACAAATAATTGGTTTGGAATACCTGATGCTGAACGAAAAAAAATTTTAAAGAAAAAATTAAATTCTAATGAGTATAGATATTTTAGAACATCAGAAGGAAAAATTTAATGGCAATTAGTACCTATACAGAATTAAAATCTACAATAGCTAACTGGCTTAATAGATCTGATCTTACATCTGAAATATCTGATGATTTTATAAAATTAGTTGAAGCTGATTTTAATGCTAAATTAAGAATCAGACAAATGGAACAAATTGATACTATTACTATTAATAGTGAAACAGTTACAGTTCCTACTGGATTTATAGCTGTTAGATCATTTTATATTTTATCTGGTAATACAAAATATCATTTAAATTATATTACACCTGCAAATCTATTTTCTACTAAAGGTGGATCAACAACTGGTATGCCAAGAGTATATACAATTGAATCAGATAATGGTACTGAACAATTTAGATTTGCTCCAAGTCCTGATACTACTTATACAGGTTATTTACAATACTATAAAGCATTTACAGCTTTATCATCTACTAATGCTTCTAATTATATTTTAGATAAACATCCCTCTATATATTTATATGGAAGTTTATTTCATGCATCTAATTTTGTTGGTGGTATTGATGCTAATCAAGTTCAGACCTGGACCGCTATGTATCAAGCAGCATTATTAAGATGTGAAAATAATGATCTTCAAGATTCTTTTGGTGGAGCTCCAGTAATGCAAAAAACAGATGTTGGTACTGATTTATCTTTCTATAGGAGAAAATAAATGCAAGTTCCATTTGGAGAATGGTTACCAGATCAACCAACACATTTAAATAAAGGTGCCAATGTAGCTAATAATGTTTATTATGCTTCTCAAGGTTATAAACCATTTAAAAGTTTAACTGCATATAGTTCTAATAATATTGGTTCTAACTCTAAAGGTGCTGGATCTTTTCGAGATGGATCAAATAATGTTTATAATTTTGTTGGTAATAAAACAAATATTTACCAATTAGATGGTGGTTCATTTACATCACGTAAATCAAGTTTAACAGGATCTGATACAGATTTTTGGACATTTACTCAATTTGGTAATTACATTATTGCAAGTAATGGTGTTGATGCTCCATTATATTATTTAATGGGAACATCTACTAATTTTGCAAATTTATCAACTATTGCAACATTAGGAACAGTTCCAACATTTAGAGTATCAGGTGTTATAAGAAATTTTTTAGTTACAGGTAATCAACCAACTAATGTTAATCGTGTACAATGGTCTGGTATTGATGATATAACTGTATGGGAATCAGGAAGCAAACAATCTGATTATCAAGATCTTCCAGGATCTGGTGGTAAAATTGTTGCTATAACTTCAGGTGAAATAGGATATGTATTTAGACAAAATCAAATTATTCGTCTTGACTATGTTGGTGGACAAACCATATTTCGATTTTCCGTTATATCTTCTAATCGTGGTGCTGTTTATGGACAAACTGTAACACAAACAGATAGACGAGTATTCTTTTATGCAGATGATGGATTTTTTGAAATTAATGGAGATGCATTAACTGCAATTGGTGCAGAAAAAGTTAATAGATTTTTTGATTCAGATTTAAACAAAGCTTATTCAGATCGTATTGTTGCAGCAATAGATCCTTTTAATCAATTAGCTATTTGGTTATATCCATCAATTTCTAATACAAATAATACTACTGGTATTTGTGATAAATTATTAATTTATAATTATGTTACTCAAAAATGGAGTACAGCAAATGCTAATGCTTCAACAATTTTTACACAATTTGTTGGTGCTTATACAGTTGAATTAATGGATATTATATCAACTAATTTAGATAATATTAATATTGCTTTAGATACAGACTTTTGGTCTGGTGGACAATTATATTTAGGTGCAATTAATAGTGATTATAAAGCAGCAATATTTTCTGGTAATGATTTAGAAGCTGAAATAGAAACTTCAGAAATTGAAGTTGCACAAGGTGCACGAGCAACTATTACTGGAGTTCGACCAATTATAGATGCAAGTTCTACAGTATCTGTTAAAAGTAGAAATAAATTAGCTGATACTGAAACACAATCTTCTTATACTTCTATAAATACTACTGGTATTGCACCAATTAGACAGTCAGGAAGATATTTTAGATTTAATGTTAAAATTGCTTCTGGAGTTATATGGAATGATGCTCAAGGAATTGATGTTACTGCATCTCAAGCTGGATATAGATAATGGTTGATGTTATTGAAAAAGATATTGATAATGTAAGATATTCTTTTGAAACACAAGAATATTTTCAAAGACAAATTGAAGAAGCAGTTAATACATATATAAATAAATTTAATACTGAAAACGATAAAGTTTTCTCATGGTTCATAGGAGATTAATATGGCAGGAATAAAAGATTATAGCTCAACAGCAGGAAGTAATACATCTATTGGTGGTATAAGTATTTCAGAAGGAATGTTACCTTCTAATATTAATAATGCTTTTAGAGGTTTAACTGCTGATATTAGAGAA